TCACCACCAAAACAAAAAAACTTTGCCTTTGATGCTCCAATGTTTATTTTATAGTATTCACTCAAAATAAAGCATAAATCATCTTCAGTAAATTTATCCTTGAAAAGCATGAGTAACGGCTTGTCAAAGAAAAAAGGCTTGTTAAATATAGAATTTCTTAATATATTGTTACTCATTGTGCTACTTCGTCCTATTTCCCTAGAAAAATTTGACAATCTTGCAACCATACTGCCGTCTAATCTTTCAGTCACCAAACTCTTTTCATATGAGCTTGATATCATAACCTGTTTTGGATTAAATCCATATAGTTTTAATATGTCCATTTCAATAGTTTTATATTTCGAAGATATAAAATCATCAGTTGCAAAAGAATCCATTTCCTTGATTTTGTTTAACTCTCTTTTACTGACTGCACTTCCAATATATTCAATATTTGCTCTCTCAATTATAGGTAATTTATAGTATATAGGTGATCCATTGATTGAGACTTGATTATCCAATATTTTTTCACATAAATTCCTTTTAAAATCACCTCCTATTTTTTTAAAAAAAATGTTCTTAAATAACCTTGGTATACCAGTATTGTTCATTCTATTTTTAAGCGTCCACATCTGCATTATCATATTTTGTATATATTCATTTTTCTTTATTCTTCCCAATGTTGTCCAATTTCCAGATATAAAGTTTGAAATTGATCTACATGCATACCCTACTGCGTATTTCTTATTATAAGCAATTCGAAGAAATTCTATAGTATGAGCACCAATACTTTGTTTCATTGGATTCATACCAATTTTACTTTCTTTAATAGTGTCCATGATATTAGCTGCTTCTTTAAGACTTTTTGTCTTAATGAAAACATCATCACCAACATGTATACTTTGCATTTTTTTAAAATCACTATAAAAATACTCAATATAGCAATAGTTTAAAACGGTATTTATAAAACTTGTAGCACGATGACCACTCATCAAAGTTCCTTTACTATAACCATAATCAATACCTGAACTAAAAAGCCTTGATCGAAAAAAACTGGTTTTAATTTTTTCAATTAAACAAGAATCTTTTTCACCCAAATACTTAACTAATTCTTCCATCACTATTGATTGTGCATCATTAGTATGTTGTTGATCAAACTTTTCATAATCTAACATGATATTAATACCATGACCCATATTATTGATCATTTCCCTTATATAGTAATTACCACCTTTTCCTGGATCTAATATCACTCTTTTATTCTTCCAGTATTTTTCACAATAATCAAGGTAATAAGAAAATATACTATATGTTGCAGTATCACCACTGTAAATAACTCTACTTTTACCATCTTCCAGTACCTCTGATTGTGAAAAATAACCAGTCCCAGACCATTCATCAAATATATTGTTTTTATGATTCTCAAAAAAAACTTTTCTGTATATATTATTGAGTTTCTTGACATTATCACCTAATTTATAGTTTTCTTCATTCTTTTCTAAATTTAGACTATGAGCGCCATTTACAGACCACAACCATCTTTTTTTCCAAAAATCATCCTTTCTTGGTAATTTTGGTAACTCATTTCCTAATTCATTTTCAAATACATTCCTAATAATACTACGTAATTTGTTTTTATCCTTTATATGTATTAAGTTAAGATTATTTCCTTTAGAACGTGATATAATATCATTGTATAAATCTGTTCTTACTATACCTTTTCC